ATCTTAAATGCATTTAAGTTTTAGATGAGAATTATTCTCATTAGTCGATTAGCGATCTTTTGATGCTAGGGCATAGGGTATCGCCAGCGGCCTGTGACGGGCTTCTGAGGGCTTCTGAGAGCATATGCGATTGGGCTATATGTGGACCCGCATAACCCCACACACTTTGCATATCTGCGCAGGCTACAAAACAAACAAGCGTGACTGTTTAAAACAATCGTGTCTGTTTGTTTTTCCAAGTCTGCGAAGGGACGGGGGAGGGGATTTTGCAGTGCTACGGCGTGGTGGTCCTACTCAGACACAAAAAAGAGTCAAATAGCGTCGATAAACGCGACTATTAGGCCATAGTAGTTCTATTAATTTATTTTTATTTATCAATTGTTTGCATAATGCAATTGCATATTGCTAATCTGCACTGTAAATCTAGAGTTTTTCCCCTGTAAAACTGGTAATTTTCCTCTCTATACAGATTTATCTTGACTTTCATAGAAAAGTATGTTATAATATTAACTATATATTAACAACAACAAACAACAAGTATAAAAACAAACCAAAAAACACAACTAGGTAGGAACTATACAGTATGGACAACGACTCAGGTTCAAGTAATCCTGTTGGTCGCCCTAAGAAGTCTTCTGTTTCTAGTAAAAAGAAAGGTTCTAGAGGAGCAGTTGGTCGTCCTAAAGGTGACGCAGCAATAATTAACGAGTACAAGGCTCGGATGTTGAACTCACCGCGCTCTCGTGCAGTCATGGATGCAATCTTTGAAGCAGCCACAGACCCTGACCACAAGAATCAGGCCGCAGCGTGGAAGTTAGTAATGGATCGTATTCTTCCTGTTGCTGCATTTGAGAAGGATATCATTAAAGATGCAGGACGAAGCGCGATACAGATTAATATCACTGGGGTTGGAAGCACGACTATTACTGAGGACTCTCAGGAAACAGCTACTATTGATGGAGAAGCAGTGGATGTCACAGAGTAAACTAGACGAAGCACTAGACGAAACTTTAGCTTACGTTGTTAGAGTAGGTGATGCTACGTCTCAGCTGATTAACGTGGCTATTTTGTTTGGTGATAACGCTAATGAGTCCGTCTCAGGGCGCTCTCACAGGCTCAAGGACAAGTCTAAAGCTTGGGCATGGCTAGGTGCGTCTATTAACTTTGTGTTTGATGACGATCACTGTGAACGAGCGTACAACAACGATGTAGCTAGGGCAGCAAAGACCCTCAGTGAGTCTAAGCCTAAGAAAAAAACTACTAAAAAGTGAAGTACTTTAGTACCTCTGAGTTTGACTGCCAACATACTGGTGAGAACCGTATGGAGAAGGACTTCTTGAGTAAGCTTGACGCTCTCAGGGAGTACTGTGGTTTTCCTTTTGTTATCACCAGCGGCTACAGAAGCCCTGACCACCCGTTAGAGGCTACAAAAGAGATACCGGGAACACACGCGCAAGGCATAGCAGCAGACATAAAAATAACTAGCTCTGCTCAACGGTATTCGATTATAAAAGCAGCCTTAGAGCACGGCTTTACTGGTCTAGGGGTCGCTGGTGACTTTATTCACTTAGACACACGGGGTACAGTTCCCGTGATCTGGACGTACTAATGCTATACACGAAGCACATAACACTTACCGACACTACTCTAACAACACTATTTACTGTTCCTGACGGATTCCATGCTATTGTTTCGTATGTATTTGTAGCGAATCACGGCGGCTCTACAAATAGTATAGATTTGTATTGGGATTTAAGCGGAACGCCACAGGTTTATATTTTTGATGGGACTAATGTAGCGGGTAGTGGTCAAGAAACATTAGGAAATGGAGGAGGTGCGTTGTTTGTCCTCAATGCAAACGAAACGGTTAAGTGCCAAGCTGGAGGATCGGGAAGTATGGAGGTTGTTGTGACCTTTGATCTTCTTGATATGCCTCCAACACTTGTGAACTTTGATGGGAGCTAACATGAAAGCAGCGTTATTGGGTGTACTTTTGATTATGGGCGGTTGCGCGTCAAGCAACTCCTTGTATTACGAGGCAGTTCAGAAAACTGCAGAGGCTAATGCAAAGGCAGCACAGGCTAAGTTTAATGCTTTGTCTCAGATTGCTTCTAGTGGTGACGGACAAGCCGCTAGCGCTGCTGTAATGGCACTGGCTTTAACCCAGACTTCTAACGTTCAACCTATTCCTCAAAAGTCCGAAGCAATTCAGTGGGCATCTATCTTGGCCTCACCTGTAACCTCGCTAGGTATGATGTGGATGCAAGCTGATTCAGCCAAGACTATGGCTCGATACAACGCGCAGGTAGATCTTGCGTCTGTTCAGGCTGATACTCAAACCCAACAGGCTTTGTATGGGAGTTTTACGGATATTTCTAACGCAGGCTTTAGTGCTGTAGGAAATGTAGATTACACGCCTTTTGTGAACGGGATGGTTACCCTTGGCTCTACAGGCATGGACAACCTTCTTGATATGGGTGAGGCAGGATTTGATGCAAATACAGCGATTGCTACTGTTGGTTTGAATAGCACCACTCAGCTTGGTGTTACTGGTATGGATAACCTTACAACCCTTGGAACTGAAGGTTATAAAACAGTTTTGTCTTTGGATTCAGGAAATAATTCTTTGACTAGTAGCGTCTGGAGTGATTACGTTCAGTCTATTAGCGAGATTATGGGCAACCTGCCTAGCAGTCCGTGACCGATCTTAACGTACAACTACTTCCGTGGCAGCAGGAAGTCTACTCTGATCCCACTAGGTTCAAGGTAGTTGCTGCTGGAAGACGGACAGGGAAGTCTAGACTTGCAGCGTGGATGTTAATCATCAATGCGCTGCAGGCCGACAAAGGCCACGTTTTTTACGTTGCGCCCACTCAGGGGCAGGCCCGTGATATCATGTGGCAGACTCTGTTGGAGCTAGGACACCCTGTGATTGCGGGTTCGCATATTAACAACCTGCAGATCAAGCTGGTCAACGGGGCCACGATTAGTCTCAAAGGAGCCGACAGGCCAGAGACAATGCGTGGTGTGTCCTTGAAGTTTCTTGTGATGGACGAGTACGCAGACATGAAGCCTGACGTATGGGAGCAGATTCTCCGTCCAGCACTGGCTGACCAAAAGGGTTCAGCGATGTTCATAGGTACGCCTATGGGCAGGAACCACTTCTACGAACTGTACAAACTTGCGGAGCTAGGGGACGATGAAACTTACAAGGGGTGGCACTTTACCAGTTATGACAACCCCATCCTCGACCCTAACGAAATTGACACGGCAAAGAAGTCCATGTCGAGTTACGCCTTTAGACAAGAGTTCATGGCCTCATTTGAAGCAAGAGGCTCCGAAATGTTCAAAGAAGATTGGATTCAGTTCGGAGAAAAACCAGAAGACGGAGACTACTACATAGCTATTGACTTGGCTGGCTTTGAAGAAGTTAACAAAAAACGAACAAAGAATACTAAGTTAGATGAAACCGCAATCGTTGTTGTTAAAGCTGGTCCTAGTGGTTGGTACGTTGATAATATTATACACGGGCGGTGGAGCTTTGATGAGACTGCCACCAAGATATTTCAAGCCGTTAGAGATTACAAACCTGTTAGTGTTGGTATTGAAAAAGGAGTCTTGCGACAAGCAATTATGAGTCCTTTAACAAACCTTATGAAACAGTACGGAAGGTTTTTTAGAGTAGAAGAACTTTCTCATGGTAACAAGAAAAAAACTGACAGAGTTATGTACGCACTACAAGGAAGATTTGAAAACGCTCAGATAACATTAAACAAAGGAGCGTGGAACTCAAGATTCTTGGATCAACTGTTTCAGTTTCCAGATCCTCTTACTCATGATGATCTTGTAGATGCACTAGCATACATAGATCAGTTAGCTAAAGTTGCGTATCATTATGACTTTGAAATTGATGACCATCAAATACTAGATGTAATAGCAGGATATTAAAAGTGAAAGTTTTTAGACCGTTCAATACCTACGGAATATACGCAATCAGTGCTGTAGTGTTTTTTACACTAGGCTACTCTGTTGCTATAATTTAAGGAACTTAAAATGGCAGAAGATATTTATAGCCCAGACCCTTTTATTATGGAAGAGTCCTTGGAAGAGTGGGTAATGACCAAGTGTGAAAACTGGCGTGACCACTACGAATCAAACTACGAACAACGATTTGAAGAATACTACAGGCTGTGGCGAGGACAATGGGATCCTGCTGATTCCGAACGAGCATCAGAACGATCACGTATTATTTCTCCTGCACTTCAGCAAGCTGTAGAGTCTAACGTAGCAGAACTAGAAGAAGCAACATTTGGTCGTGGTAAATGGTTTGATATTACTGATGACAATAACGACCAAGAACGACAAGACATTCTGTATTTACGAAAAAAACTAACAGAAGACTTTGAGTCTTGCAAAGTACGAAAAGCTGTAGCTGAGTGTCTTATTAACGCTGCTGTATTTGGAACAGGCATTGGTGAAATAACGCTGGAAGAAATAAAAGAAATGGCTCCAGCTACACAACCTGTTATGGATGGTCAACTGCAAGCTATTGGTGTAAATATTACTGATCGTGTGGTTGTAAAACTAAAACCTGTACTACCTCAAAACTTTCTTATTGATCCTGTAGCTACATCCGTTGAAGATGCTATGGGCGTTGCTGTAGACGAGTTTGTCTCTAAGCATAGTGTAGAAATGCTACAAGAACAAGGAGTGTACAGAGAAGCGTTTATAGAGTCTGCCGCACCTGACAGCGATCTAGAGCCTGACCAAGACTTAACATTATACAACGACGATAAAATACGCTTAACTAAATACTACGGACTAGTACCAAAAGAACTACTTGAGTCTGAAGATGTAGAAGTAGAAGAAAACTCTAAGTACGTTGAGGCTATTGTAGTTATTGCTAACGGCGGTACACTGCTAAAAGCTGAAGCTAACCCGTACATGATGAAAGATCGTCCTGTTGTTGCGTTTCCTTGGGACGTAGTACCCGGACGATTCTGGGGCAGAGGCGTGTGTGAAAAAGGCTATAACAGCCAAAAAGCTTTAGACACAGAACTACGCGCACGTATTGACGCCCTGTCACTTACTATTCATCCTATGCTGGCGATTGATGCAACGAGATTACCTCGTGGTGCTAAACCAGAAGTTCGCCCCGGCAAGATGATACTAACTAATGGAGATCCTCGTGAAGTACTTCAACCTTTCAACTTTGGGCAAGTGGGGCAAATCACTTTTGCACAAGCTGCTAGCCTTCAACAAATGGTGCAACAAGCAACTGGAGCCGTGGATTCCGCAGGCATTGCAGGGCAAGTCAATGGCGAAGCAACCGCTGCTGGTATTAGTATGTCTCTTGGTGCTATTATTAAGCGTCATAAGCGTACTCTCATAAACTTCCAACAGTCTTTCTTACTTCCTTTTGTAACCAAAGCTGCACATCGATATATGCAGTTTGACCCTGAGAACTATCCTGTAGCTGACTACAAGTTTAATGCTACAAGTACTCTGGGTATTATTGCTCGTGAGTACGAGGTTACACAGTTGGTGCAACTCTTGCAGACTATGAAACAAGACAGCCCACTGTACCCTGTGCTAATCCAGAGCATTATCGACAACATGAACCTTAGTAACCGTGAAGAACTTATTGCAACTATGCAACAAGCTTCACAACCTAATCCACAAGCACAGCAGATGGCAATGATGGCACAACAAGCACAGCTTGAGTTCCAGCAAAGTCAAACCGCTGCACTTAACGCACAAGCTGCTGAGTCGCAAGCTAGAGCGGCTAAGTACAATATGGATACACAGTTAGCTCCTGAAGAATTAGAAATTGAACGTATTGAAGCAATTACTAGAAACCTTAGAGAAGGTGACGCAGACGATAAAGAGTTTGAGCGCCGTCTTAAAGTAGCTGAAGTAGCGTTAAAAGAACGTAACCTAGAAAACCAAAAAGCAAAAGGAGCAACACCCCGTGCTAATGACACAAGTGGAAATGACCAAATTCCTAGACCAAATCAACCAAGCGTTCAAGGACCAGTTCGACAAATTGGAACTGCTCCAAACCAAGCTGGACCATTTGGAGGCCAAGGTTAATGAGCAAGAAAGATCCAAGACTAGCAAGGGCGGGAGTAAGCGGGTTCAACAAACCAAAGAGGACTCCTAATCACCCCACGAAGTCACACGTTGTGGTGGCTAAGTGTGAAGACGGTAAAGTAAAGACCATACGATTTGGACAACAAGGAGTCAGTGGTGCTGGAAAGAGTCCTAAGACTGCTAAGGAGAAGGCGAGGCGTAAGTCCTTTAAGGCTCGTCACGCTAAAAACATAGCCAAAGGCAAATGCTCGGCGGCTTATTGGGCAAACAAGGTAAAATGGTAGATATTTACTGTGTTGTTTGGAAAGACGCTCAAGGAGGAGCGAACGTGGGCTGGAGAGATATAAAAGAGTTACAATCTCTTGAACCAGCTACTGCAATTTCTGTTGGTACTCTTTTGCACAACGATGAATACAAGTTAATTATTTGTCCTCATGTGTTAATAGAAGACGGAAAAGTAACAGAAGGAGACGCAGAACTGGTTATACCTACGGCATGGGTAAACTCTATAACTAAGGTACATACGGTAAATTAATATGGCTAAAGGCGTAAAGCACTACAAGCGTGACGGAACCCTGTGGTCAGGGAACACACACAAAATGCCTGATGGCTCGCTCCACACAGGCAAAACCCACGGCAAGACCTCTGTAAAACTGTTTCACTACAAGGATTTGTCTAAAAAAGCAAAGGAGAAAGCTAATGTATAACACAGGTAAAAAGAAGAAAAAGCCAAAGGGTAAATAACGATGCATAAAACTGCCAAAAAAAGGTCTTGACAACAGACCTAAAATATGGTATAATAGGAGTTATAGAGATAACCACATGGCCTCAATAGATCAAGAAACAGAACAATATTATAACACGTACTTTGACCTGTTTAGAACCGATGGTTGGAAACAGTTAATCGAAGAACTACAACAAAACGCTTTTGTAATTAACAGCGTAGAAGCAACTAAAGATGAGAACGATTTGTATGTACGAAAAGGACAACTAAACGTACTTGCTTATCTGATTAACTTTGAAACTGCTACTAATAATAATTACGAAGAGTTAACTAGCGATGATTAAAGTATTTGATTTTCGCTGTACTAACGGACATATCTTTGAAGAATTTGTAGAAGGGAATACTACGTCCAGTAGGTGCGGATGTGGAGCCAACGCTACAAAAATCGTATCAGCAACTCAACACATACTCGAAGGGTCTTCTGGGGATTTTCCCGGTAGGCACATGAAGTGGGTACGTGAACACGAGAACGCTGGGCGATCTAGTCGGGAATCCTAGTCTTAGGGCATCTCCCATTTTAATCCTCCATAACCTTAATAATAATAGGCGGGGTAAGTTTATATTATGTCACGAGCACAATTACTTGATGAGCGTCCTGAAGAAGAACCCATCGAAACAACTGAAGAGCTAACTAACAACTCTATTGAGAATCCTGAAGAGGAACAGCCTCAAGAACCAGAGTTTGACCTTCCTGAAAAGTACCGTGGTAAGTCTGTCGAAGACCTTGTACAGATGCACCAAGAGCTAGAGAAATTCTCTGGCAAACAGAGTACGGAAGTAGGTGAACTCCGCAGACTTGTAGATGATCATATTCAGACACAACTCTCAACACAACAAGCACCTCAACAACAGCAACAAGAAGACGATGACGTAGATTTCTTTGTAGATCCACAATCGGCTGTTAACAAAGCAATAGCTAACCACCCTAAGATTAAAGAAGCAGAAGCTTACACACAACAAGCAAAACAACAGGCTACTCTTTCACAGTTAAAATCCAATCATCCTGATATGGAGAGTATACTACAAGATCCTAAGTTTGCTGAGTGGATTAAAGGGTCAAAAGTTAGAACTAATTTGTTTGTCCAAGCAGACCAAGGTTACGATTACGATGCTGCTCACGAATTGTTTTCTCTCTGGAAAGAAAGAAACCAAGCCGTACAACAAACCGCACAAGCGGAAAAAGCAGCTCGTCAAAGTACATTAAAGTCTGCAAGTACAGGCAATGCTCGCGGAACAGCAGAGGAATCGCGTAAGAAAATTTATCGTCGTGCTGACTTAATAAAACTTATGCAAAGTGACCCTGATCGCTACATGGCGCTGCAACCTGAAATTATGGCAGCGTATGCAGAGAAGAGGGTCAAATAGCCTAACCTTTAAGGAGAATTAAAATGGCTGGTGAAACCTCTGGTGCATATTTTACAGCTAATGCTGTAGTAGACAAAACTGCGGCGGGTACTTTTATCCCCGAAATTTGGTCGGATGAAATTATTGCCGCTTACCAAAAGAACCTGAAGATGGCTCCCCTTGTCAAGCGTCTGTCTATGACCGGCAAGAAGGGTGACGTTATTCACATTCCTAAGCCTATCCGTGGTTCAGCTAATGCTAAGGCAGAAGCTACCGCAGTAACCATTCAGGCTAACCTTGAGACAGAGCTGACCGTCACTGTAGACCGTCACTTTGAGTACTCGCGTCTGATTGAGGACATTGTAGAGGTACAGGCTCTGTCATCTCTGCGACAGTTCTACACTGAAGACGCTGGTTATCAGCTGGCTCTGAAAGTTGACACTGATCTTATCAATGCTGCTACTGGCTTTGGTAATGGTACTCGTACTCAGACTCCTGCCGCTACGGGTGCTAACTGGGTAAACAGCAACAGCTACTACTTCAATGCCGCTGCTGGCCTTGCTACGTATGCTGTTGACACTGTAGCTACTGGTGACAACTTTACTGACCTTGGTTTCCGTGAGGCTATCAAGCTGATGGACGATGCTGACGTACCTATGGACGGACGAGTTCTCGTTATTCCTCCTGCGTCACGTAAGTCAATCATGGGCATTGATCGTTACGTGTCTTCCGACTTTGTTGGTGGTCGTGGCGTTGAGTCAGGTCTAATCGGTAACCTGTACGGTGTAGACATTTACGTGTCTAGCAACTGTCCTGTTATTGAGACAGCCGCTGAAAACGGTGCTTCATCTCTTGATACTCGTGGTTGCTTGTTCTTCCACAAAGACGCTCTCGTTATGGCAGAGCAACTCGCTGTACGTTCTCAGACTCAGTACAAGCAGGAATACCTGTCTACGCTGTTTACGTCTGACACGCTGTACGGTGTTGAGACTTACCGTCCGGAAGCAGGATTCATCCTCGCTGTCGCTGACGAGTAAAGTTCTACGGGGGTCGCAATGGCCCCCTTTTATTTAAACGTCTTGATGACAGGGTGTTTAACTAAAAGTTAAATAGGATAACCTTATGACTGATTATGTAAAGTCTACTAATTTCACTGTTAAAGATACTCTACCTACGGGTGACACTAATAAGGTTATTCGTGGTGCAGAATTTGACACAGAATTTGATGCTATTGCTACGGCAGTAGCGACTAAATCTAATAGTGCTAGTCCTACGTTTACTGGTACTGCTACGTTTGATGGGATTACTGCTACAGGAACTGTTAATCTTTCTGGTCTTAGTATTACATTTTCTCAGCTTGACGCTGGAGCAGTTACTTTATCTTCTGAAACTTTTTCAGATGTAGATAATCAAATACCGACTAATGCGGCAGTAATTGACTACGTTGCTGGTGCTATTCCGGGCATTGCAGAAGTAAACGATCTTACTGCTGTTGTAACGTGGGCTGACGTTCCTGACGCAAACATTACAGAGTCTAGCGTTACGCAGCACCAAGCGGCTTTATCAATTACGCCTAGCCAAATAGCTGGTGGGGTTTCGCCTACCTTTGAAGCAACAGCCTCTGGTGCGTTAGCTAATGGCGATAAAGTTGTTCTTAATACTGATGGGACTGTTTCCGTTATCGTAGGAGGTACTGGCAGCACAGGTAGCCATGTTACTTTTAACACTGGTGATGCAGAAGAAATTTCTGCTGCTTTTGATTCTAGTAACAACAAAGTTATTGTCGCTTATAGAGACTGGGACAACTCTAGTCAAGGCACTGCGCTTGTAGGAACAATATCAGGAAGCTCAATTAGTTTTGGCTCTAAATCTGTATTTGAAACGGGAACAACCACTAATACTGCTATTGCGTTTGATTCTAGTAACAACAAAGTAGTAATAGCCTATACGGATGGTAGTAATTCTAGTTACGGAACTGCTGTTGTCGGAACCGTAAGCGGAACCTCTATATCTTTTGGAACTCCTGTTGTTTTTGAGTCTGCAAGCACTTCCCACATAGTTGCCGCTTTTGACTCATCAAACAATAAAGTAGTAATTGGTTATAGCGATGGTGGTAATTCTAGTTATGGAACTGCTGTTGTCGGCACGGTAAGTGGAACCTCTATATCTTTTGGAACCCCTGTTGTTTATGAAGCTGCTGATACTCGAGAAAATGCTATTACCTTTGATAGCAGCAATAACAAAGTAGTCCTTGCGTACCAAGATTTTGGAAATAGCTCACACGGCACAGCTATTGTTGGAACCGTAAGCGGTACTTCCATATCTTTTGGCACTGCCGTTGTGTTTAACGCCGGAAGCACTGATGAAATATCCGCTACGTTCGATACCACTAACAACAAAGCAATAATATGTTATAGGGACGTAGGCAACAGTGAATATGGCACAGCTATCGTTGGTACTGTTTCAGGAACCTCTATATCTTTTGGAAGCGAAGCTACGTTTTACACTGAAGTAGGCTCTGCGATTATACAGAAAACGTCTATTGCGTTTCACTCTGTCGCTGGAAAAGCCTTAATTTTCTTTCGAGCGAATAATGATTTATTTACTACTGAAGCTACTGTCTCAGGAACGTCTATTTCATTTAGTGACAATGTAACTGTTCAGTCTGATGCATCCGACTATCCCGCCATTACTTTTGATTCTAATTCTGAAGCATTTGCTCTGTTTTATAATGATGACTTCGGCTCTTTAACAGGGCAGGCTCTTGTTAAATCACTAACATTTACTAATTTAACTTCTAGTAATTTTATAGGTATCTCTGACGCCGCTTATTCGGACGGTGCAACAGCAACGATTCAAATAGTTGGCTCTATAGATGATGCTCAATCTAGTTTAACTACTGGGTCTGACTACTACGTTCAAACAGATGGCACATTAAACACTACAAAAGGAACACCAGAGGTTTATGCAGGAAAAGCAATTTCCTCAACTAAACTTGCTATTCAACATCCTGAAATAGCATCAACTCAAAGTTTGGTGTTTATACAAAAGTATGAACCGAGCGGCTCAACAGATATTATTGATATAGAGGCATTTGATACAAGCCTATATAGTGCTTACATGATTGTTATGGACAATATGATTCATGCGAGCGGTAATGGAGACATTAGCGTTTATTATAAGGTTGACGGTGCATACAGAACAGACAGCAACTATAGTCGCAGACTGATAAGAACCGATCAAAACGGAACGGGAATAACCAGTAGCGACAACAGTAGCTCTAGTCAAAGCAAAATTGATTTAGGCAATGAAGCTGAGTTTACCGGACTGCTGCACGTTTTCTTTACTGTTTCAGACAATGCTGTACATGACAATACATTGCTTACCTATGACTTTAATGGTCAACGAGCATCTGGAGGGTCAAACACCTTTACGCAGGGTTCTGCTACCTACTACAACAGTTCTTTAAGTTCTAATAGGTTAGAAGGATTAAGGATTGATGGGGCTAGTAACCTTACAGGAACAGTGTCTTTGTACGGAATTAACAAGGGTTAAATTATGAGTCAACTTAAGTGTACGGCAGACGGTCTAGTTCCGATTACTGACGAAGATCAAACCTTTTTAGATGCAGTAAAAGTTCAAGACGAAGTGTGGGCTGCAACAGCGGATGACAGAAACCGTGAGGGTATGGTTGTTACTATGCGTCAAGCACGACTAGCGTTAGCCCAAGAAAACAAGCTACAGCTGGTAGAGGATGCTATTGCGTTGATCCCAGAGCCTGATAAAACTACTATATCTATTGAGTGGGAATATGGTTCAAATGTAGAGCGTGTGTCTCCTTGGATTGATACTATGGCGTCTGCATTAGGTATGACTGATGTAGAGATGGACGCCCTGTTTGAACTGGCGGCAACTCTGTAACATGAGCAGCGTGGGAAACACATCTATGATGGATAACAGGCTTGACCGCATAGAGCAAAAGCTTGACAAACTAACTGAAGCGGTATCTCAGATTGCCCGTGTGGAAGAGCAGCTGCTGTCTGCTTTTAAGCGTATGGATCGACACGAAAAAAGATTAGACGATCAGGAGGATGATATACGAGAGCTAGAAGGCGCTATGTTAGCTAACTCAAGCTCTGTTAAAAACGCTGAGCGTTTCTTTTGGATTGTTGTCAGTGCTTGCATATCCTTTGTTGTTTACATGGTGCGATAACCTATGTGGCAAGCTTTACTATCACCAATCACAACGTTGCTAGGTCAGGTTCTAAAGAACAGGGCTGAAGAAAAAAACGCAGTACATAAAGCAAAGATGCAGGTTATTGAGAACACCGCGTCTTGGGAACAGCTTATGGCTACTGCTAGTGCCACCTCATGGAAGGATGAGTGGTTTACATTGTTGCTCTCAGCGCCTGTGGTTGCGGTTGTGTGGGGCATTGGGATGAACGATGTGGAAATACTAGATCGTATTGGTCTTGCCTTTGAGGAGCTTAACAGGCTTCCTGATTGGTATCAGTACCTACTGTTTATGGCCGTGTCTGCATCCTTTGGTATTCGTGGTGCTGACAAGCTGCTTGCGTTGAAGGGGAAAAATAAGTGATAGAGTTTGATATTTTCAAAGATTCTTTAGCTGAATCTGACCCCCTTGCTAGTACAGTTGATAATCAAAATACTGAAGAAAATGGGTATTGGGTTATTACTAGCAGAGCTAAAGGTGATGCTAATAATCCCTTTGGTGGGTCTGCAGATCAAAATCAAATCTCTCAACTTGTTCAAATGACTGAACAGGATTTACGTAAAGAGTTTCAAGACTCTGGTCAACTACAGGATCAGTTTAGTTCTTTTGATAACTACATGGGATACATTGATGAATCTCAAGAATGGATTCAGTCAGCAGATTGGATGCTAAACACTCCTGAATATCGACCGGGGTCTAAAGAGTGGGCCTATATTAATGGAGAAGACTTTGCATGGCGTCCCGGAGAGCGCGAAGAAATTGCACAAAAGATAAGCCAAGATACTAATAATGCCCGTCAAAGTGGTTACCAACAATGGATGAACGAAGGTAATGAACTGCTTGGTAAGTGGGGCATTCAAGACACTATTTATAACGACGATGGCGATCAGTTTAAGTGGACGGGTTCTGGTTATCAAAAAACTATTAAAGTTGATGACTCTTTTAGCGTTGCTGATTTTACTAAAGGGCTAATTGTTGCGGCAGCTACAGCAGGGGTTGGGGCAGCATTAGCGCCTGTTGTTGCATCAACGTTAGGAATTGGTAATACGTTGGCAAACACGGTTGTTAACGCCGCCCTTAACGCTGCTACAGGCCAAGACATGTCTATTAGTGATGGGTTTTCTTTTGCCTTAAACAGTCTTGTTCCGGGTGCTGGTGAAATTGTCGATCCTGATATAGCTGGTGCAGTTGGTAGTGCTATACAGGATTATATTACTGATCGTGACAACTATGAAACAGATGACGCTGGACAAATTGTGTGGAATACACATGGCGGCACTGATGAAATGGGCAACCCGATAATTAATATTCCTGATTTTGGCTTGCCCGGAGAAGAAGACGGTGGTAGTACTACATCTACTGATAGTACTAATGTTACTGATGGTAGTGGTGACGATACCACAGATACTGTTGATGGTGGTGGTGTTATTGGCGGTGGTGCTACTGACAGTGATGGTAGCGGAGACCCTGATACTAATGACAGTGATGGTGACGGTATCCCCGACAGATTTGACGAAGACTTTGTTTACGATCCTGAACACGATCACATTTACCGTGGTAACGGGGTGTTTGAGCAAGTTGATGAAAACGGCGAGCTTACAGGACGAGTATGGATTGATCCCGACTTTGAAAGTGAAGATGGCTACAGCGCTGTTATAGGGGAAGGTTATAGCGTTCCGGGATCAGAAGGAGATCTAGGAAGCGATACCACGCAAGAAGGAACAGGTGATGATGAGGACACTACAGGTACAACTGCTCCTACAGAAGGTTCTATTTGTTTTCTTTCTAATGGAAATATTGGTGTAATCCTTAATGGTGTTTGTGTAGCTCCAGAGACTACTACAGGAACTGGTACTGGTACAGGTACAGGCACAGGTACTGGTACTGGTACTGGTACAGGTACAGGCACAGGTACAGGTACAGGAGCCGGCACTGGTGATGGCACTGGTGATGACATTGGTGATGACACTGGTGATGACATTGGTGATGACATTGGTGATGACACTGGTGATGGCACTGGTGATGGCACTGGTGATGGCACTGGCGATGGCAGTGGCGATGGGACTGGCGATGGCACTGGCGATGGCAGTGGTACGACTGGTGGGGTTGGTAAAGTTTCTGGTAGTGATTTTGACCCTTACCTATTTAAAGGGCTTTCATACCAAACACCGACAATACAAGAAATAATTCAAAATCCTAACGTTGATTACACGGCTGCTCTTAATCGTATTATTAACAAAGGTATGTTTGGAAACTTAATATGACATATTTAAATCTAGTAAACAACGTACTTAGACGGTTACGGGAAGATGAAGTAACTACCGTTAATAGCGATTCATATAGTTCTATGGTTGGTGATTATATTAACGATGCCAAACAGCTTGTAGAAAACGCATGGGATTGGTCTAATCTTAGGTCTACTCTTACAGTTTCTACGGTTGCTGATGACTACACTTACTCGTTAACTGGCTACCAAGACCAAGGTAAAATCCTAAACATTATCAACGATACATCTAATATTGTTATGGAGTACAGGCCACAGACTTGGTTTGATGATAAATTCTTGGTTAACACGCCTGCTTCTGGTAAGCCTGAATACTATACCTTTAGCGGTATTGATGGCTCTGGTGACGCACAGATTGACATATACCCTAAGCCTGATGGTGTTTATTCTATTAAAGTTAAAAGCGTAATTAGAAACGTAGAACTAAGCAACGACAACGATACGCTTGCTATTCCCAGTCAACCTGTAATACACATGGCTATTGCTATGCTAGCGCGTGAACGTGGTGAGACAGGCGGTACATCAACACCAGAGTACTTTACTATTGCCGACAAGTATCTGTCTGATGCAATTGCTTTGGACGCTCAGAAGCATCCTGAAGAAACTATCTGGTATACCCCGTAGGAGAACGTATGGCTCAGCCACTACAAAGTATTAATTTAGTTGCTCCTGCTTTTAAGGGGGTTAACACAGAAGATTCTCCTCTTGCACAAGATCCGTCTTTTGCAGAAATTGCAGATAACGCTATTATTGATAGACGAGGACGCTTAGCAGCTCGAAAAGGTAATTCTGTTCTTACTACAAATAAAACAGTATTAGGCACTGATTACCTTCATAACATACACGAGTTCTACGACAATGCTGGTAACGAGATAATTTTTAGTACTGGCAATAACAAGATTATGACAGGCACAACTACACTTGTAGACGCTACGCCGGGGTCATACACGATTACTGCTAACGATTGGAAGATAATTAACTTTAACGATCATGCTTACTTTTTCCAGCGGGGCTACGAGCCTCTTGTATACAGTAATAGTCTTGGCGTAGTAACTAAAATGTCTAGTGTTGCTGGTGCTTCTGTATCATCAACACAATACTGCCACGAAGCTATCGGTGCTTATGGTCGTGTATGGTGCGTAGGTAATGCCACTGATGATAATACAATCTACTGGTCTGATCTTCTTAAAGGACACGACTTTTCTGGCGGTTCTAGTGGATCTATTAATGTATCTAAAGCATGGCCCGATGGGTTTGATAAAATTGTAGCTATAGCAGCCCACAACGGACTACTTGTTGTTTTAGGTGAACACAGTATTATTACGTATGCAGGTGCAGAAAGTCCTGCTACTATGGTTTTGCAAGACACTATACCAAATGTAGGTTGTATTAGCAGAAAAACTGTACAAAACATTGGAACAGATTTACTTTTCTTAAGTGACGATGGTTTACGTAGTCTAGGTAGAGCTATCCAAGAAAAATCTTTACCTATGTTTGATTTAAGCCGAAACGTAAAACAAGAACTTATTGCGTACACTCTAGCTTCTACTTCTCCTATTACTTCTGTATATAGCCCAGAAAATTATTTTTATTTACTTTCTTTTCCAGATTTAAGTGTAACTTTTTGTTTTGATCTTAGGGGAGTTTTAGAAAACAACTCTTACAGAGTAACGCGGTGGCCTAGTGTTAATTTTAAATCTTACCATAGAGTTAAAGATGGTGGTTTGTATATAGGCACAGTTAACGGTGTTGGAGAATACTCTGGTTACTACGATAACAATTTACCGTATCGTTTTCGATATACAAGCCCCGGTTTAACTTTTGGTGATCCTTCTAGAATTAAAATATTAAAAAAAGTACGCCCTACAATTATTGGTGGTAACAACGCTAACATTATTTTAAAGTGGGCTTACGATTTTAAAACAGCAACTAACTCTAGAGTGTTTACAGTAAGTGACCTTATTCCCGGTTTTTATGGTGAGTCAGAATTTAACATAGCACAGTTTTCTGAAGGTGAGATTGTCAACAGGACGGCGTTTAACACGACAGGTTACGGAACTGTAATAACTGTAGGGATTGAAACAGACATTAATGGTTACGGAATGTCTATACAAGAAATGAACGTATTAGCGTTAGTAGGTAAAACATTATGAATGGATTTAATACTCCTGTATTTTCTGAGCCAGCGACTGCAGCCAACCCTTCTCAATCTTTTTTAAACCCAACGGAGGGGTTGTTTTCAGCCAACCCTTCTCAATCTTTTTTAAGCCCGATGGAGGGGTTGTTTAATACTCCTGTATTTTCTGAGTCAGCGACTTCAGCCAACCCTTTTCAATCTTTTTTAAGCGGGGCGCAGGGGTTGTTTCAGTCATTTGGTAGCCCTATTTTGGGTACTGCCGCTATTATGAATGCTTATAATAACCTTGGCGGTATTGGTACTGCTGCTCAACAAGGCGCACAGGCTATTGCTAATCAGCAGTTAGAGCAGACTCAATTTCAACCTTTTGGTCTTACTACAGGCACTGGATCATCTTTTGGCTACGATCCCCAAACAGGGAACGCTACAATAACTATCAGCGGTCCTGAACAAACAGCACAAGCTCTTGGATTAAACAGATACAATGAGCTAATGCAGATGGACCCTGAAGGTGCTGGTCGCATGGTAGGGCTAGGCAACACTTTAGCAACTCAAGGCGAAAATCGACTTGCTATAGACCCAGCTGGGATGGGAGATTTAAAGACAGCTTCTGAAGCAGCTTTTGGTATGGGTGAAGAGTTTAGAACTAAAGCTCAGTATGAACCTTCTGATATTAATTTAATGCGTTTTAAGTTTGCCGATCAAGTTCCCGGTCTGTTATCTCAACAACCTAGCGCGGCAATAGGACAACTAGGTCAGCAAGCTCTTGGTTTAGGTGCTAGTGGTTTAGCTACAACAGCCCCTCAAGATGTAGAGGCACTACGTAGGCAATACAGAGGCTTAGCAAGTCAGTCAGCACAAGATGTTTTAACGCCTACTGGAGCTAGAGAGCAGGACGTTTACAGCCGGATTAGAGCAACACAGTTAGGTGAAGAAGAAAGACAAAGACTACAGTTAGAAGAGCGTCTTGCTAATCAAGGACGTTTAGGTGTTCGTACTTCTATGTTTGGTGGTACGCCAGAACAGTTTGCTATGGCTAAAGCACAAGAAGAAGCACAAAACCAAGCATCGTTAATGGCTATACAACAAGCTCAGAGCGAACGACAACAAGCACTAGGCACAGCACAAACTCTTGGCGGTATGTTTGGTCAGCAAGCAGGATTGTCTAACACGTTGCAAAGTGCGGCACAACAGAGAGCAACACAGCTTTCACAGCTAGGTTTGTCAGCTAACCAGATTGAAAGCCAGCTTAGATCAGAAGGTCTAGGCAGAGCGTCTACAGCAGCAGCACAGTCTGCTTCACTAGCTCAAACTTCTGGTGCTTTGCAGGCACAAAAAGCAGGTCTTGATCTGCAGTACACAGGTCTTGGCGCTAACTTGGCACAGCAACGTCAAGCTATGGATGCGGCTAATCAGGCCCAAGCACTACAAGCGTTGCAAATGTCTCAGGGTATGTACACAGGCGCAGAGGCGTTGCGTGGAGCACAACAACAGAGAGCGGCTGCAGCCCTTTCTTCTGCTTACGTACCACAAGCACAGGCGCTACAAGCTTTGCAAGCAACATCGTTGTTCCCACAGCTACAACAAAGAGGTCAGCTACAAGGTGCTGGTCTGTATGGTGAGGCGGCTATGGGAGGTCTTGAAGCATTGCTGGCATCTGGCATTGGTCAGGCTAACATGATGGGACAGCTAGGCACAGGTCTTTTGACAGGAAGTATGGGCGGTGGTTCTGGAGGTTCTGGAGGTTTTAGCCTTCAAGATCTTTTAGACCTGCTTGGTCGTTAAACCCTTTAAAAGGAAAAAGTAATGGCAAAGTTTGGTGAAAGATTTTTAGCAAGTGTTGCTAATCCTACTTATGGTAGAGGGCTTTTTGATGTAGGTTCTTCTTTTGGTGCTGCTCCTAGACTTAGAAGAGAACGAGAAGAAAAAGAGCGTAGAGAAAAAGGCATGATGGGTGGTATGTTAGCCGCTCAACAAGCAGCAGCTGAGGGACGTTTTGATACTCAAACTATGAAATCATACATAGGCAGTATGCAAGGGCTTGGTGTTCCTACACAACAAATAATGTCAACACTTCCTACTTTGCAACAGACACAACAAGCTGGTGTCTTAAACAACAAACAAAACCAGTTAGTTGGTTTACAACAACAGCTTAATGAGCAGGCTAATATCTTACTAGAATCTGATGATATCTCTAGAAAAGAAGCAGCTAACTTTTATATAGATACTCTTGAAGAGCAGATGGTAGAGATTGCTAAAGATACAAAAGGTATTAATGCTGCTAACTTTGTTGGTATAGGTGATAAAACAAGAGCTGATGTTACTAAGGCTCAGCTTGCTCAGATTGAAACAAACGCTAAGATTAGTGGAGCGCAGCAGCAAATGGCTATCTCTGCTTTAGAGCGTTTACAGTTTGGTACAGAGGCATGGGATGCTAAAGCTGCAGAGTTAGAGAAAGCAGGTTTCCGCAAAGCAGTACAAACTGTTCGTCAAGCACAGCAACAGATTCAACTAGCTAATAAACAATTTGAAGATGATATGTCAACGTTTAAAAATCCTACTCCAACACAAATAAAAGAAATGGAAGATGGAGGTATTACTGTACCTAAAGATGCTATAGGCCAAAGACAAGCTTGGAGAGCCTATCTTAAATTTAAACGAGACAAACAAATAGCAGCTGCTACTGCTTATCTTGATCCTGTTACTCGTGAGCGAGCAGAAGGCCTTGTAAGGTGGACAATGCAAGGTATTGCTGAAAAAGGAGACTTTGTTGATATCTTTTATGATGACATTAATACAGTGATTGAAGACCTTACACCGGAACAGCTTAGTGAGATTAACTCTTTAGTTACTGGACGCTCTGAATCAGAAGTTGCTCCTATCGTTGAGCAGTGGCTAAGACGTAACTATCCTGAGCCTTTTGAAAGGTCTGAGAAGTTTATTCAAAACCAGCAAAGAGAAGCAAAGGCACGAGAAGAAGCACTTGCTGAAGTGTTTGATGCTAATCCTCAGCTTGATCCTAATGATCCTGTAGACGTAAGGCTAGCTACACAAAAACTTGATGAGTCTCTTAGCACAGAAAGATCGACAGAAACAGGGGTAGGTACTCCGTTTACTCCTGTAACTGCTCTTTAAAAGGTTTAATTAAATGGCGAGTACTAATAGTCGTAGAGGCTACACTCAAGGACTTCACGTTATAAAGTCTGGAGAAACTGCCAAACAAGTAGCTGACAAGTTTGATGTATCTGTGCGGGAGTTGCTTGAGTATAACAGTGCTGTCTTAGGTGATCGCTGGGATGCAGGTAAAGTTGTACGTGATCCTAAGCATAGAAAAAATACAGTTGAAGAAGCCATAGAGCTTGGTGCAACAGCAGAGCAGATTGGTCGCGCCCTAGGAATGTCTGTTGATGATGTAGTCTCTGAGTACAATGTATTGCGTGAGGATGAACTACAGGACATTCCAAAGCCTACTAAAAAACTTAAAGAAACTTTGAAAGAAATAGAAGTGCCTAAACGTTCAGGTAAAGTAGACGAGGTAAGAGTACCTAAGAGGTCTGGTCGCTTTGCTGATATTAAAGTACCTGAACGTGCTAAGAAAATAGTTCTTGAAGCGGTTGAGACACCTGAAAGATCAGGGCGTTTTGCTGAGATCAAAGTACCTGAGAGAGCTAAAAAGATACTACTTGAAGAAGTAGAAGTACCTAAACGTGCTGGTAGATTTCCTGAAGTAGCTGTTGATGCACAGCCTGTACCAACTGAACTGCTTCAGGAAGTAGAGACTCCTCGTCGTGCTGGTAAAGTAGATGAAGTCACTGTTCCACAACGTACACAAAAGGAAGTACCCGCTCCGTACACAGACTATGAATCTACTTTACCTGATTTAGACCCTTCTATGTATAGAAAAGATGGTAGTCGTAAATCTAGTAGCGGTTATTTAGGGCCACAAAAAAATAAAGAAACCGGACAAACTATGACTGAGTACACCATAGGTGTGCAGATAGACGGTAAAGAAGTTGAAATACCTTCTATGGTTCCCGGTCTTACTGATAAAGAAATCGATGCAATAAGAAGCGGTAAGGTTCCAAACAGTGTTGCTGTTAAAGCAAAAGCCCATGCTGAAAAAAGAATAGCCGAAGGTAAAAGTCCGTTTTATCAAGACTTAGAAGAATACACAGACTATGAATCTGCAATGGATCAACGTCTTGCTGAAGTAACTACACCTACTAGAAAGCCAGCAGAAACGCCAAAGCCTGAAGGTATTGTTATTCCTCAGTCTGCTATTGATATTATTAAGCCTCCTGCAAAAAAAAGAAAGACTGATGATATTGTCATACCTCAATCTGCCATTGATATTCGTAGAGAATTAGCTAACGAACAAGGTAAGCGTCTTGCCGCTCTTGTAACAGAAGCAGGAGAGGGTATTACTCTTGGTTTGCTGGGAGAGATGAAAGCTGCAATAGAGTCTGCTACTACTGATAAAACATATGATAGGGCTAAGGCTGAGTATGAAGTAGCACGAGAGCAGTTTCGCAAAAACAATCCTGAGTTGGCACAGCTTGCTACGCCTGTTGAATTGATATCTACTTTACCTACAGGTATTGGTCTTGCTCGTGGCCTAGCTAAAGCAGGCGTTACGTCTATTGCAGCACAAGCAGGTATTGAGTCTTCTATCTACGGTGTTGCTACAGGTGAAGGGTTTGAAAACAGGTTGTTCCAAGGTATAGGTTACGGTGCATTAGGCGCTTTGACAGGAAAAGCCTTTGATAAAATACTAGACCCTTCCTTCACCAAACGTTTTAACACCATTGAAGAGTTCAACAAAGCCCGTGCTCAAGCGCAAGAAGAATTAGTTGTCGCTGCTAGGATGACTAGAGCGCCTGAAGATATAACTAATGCAGAGCTAGCTACTCAATTACTCATGCGAGAGATTGAGTTTCTTGGAGATGTTGTAGGTAGACAGGGCGCGTTACCTAAAGACTTAGCACCTTTTTATCAGCGCATGAAAGGGTACGCTGAAGACATGGGCGTGGACATTCGTCAGCTAAACAGAGTAGTACGCTCTGATAAAGCTATTAAAGATTTGCGTAAGACTTTAGATGAGCCTTTTGAAACTCTTGATGACATGGCGCATCTACGTCAAGACTTATTAGACATGACTACTGGTCGGCTTGCTGCTGACGTAGGTCGTACTATCCCTGAAGCGCAGAAAGCTCTTGTTCGATTTAGGCGTTTAGCTTCTCCTCTTGCTACTCTTGCTGAAGATACAGTAGGCGTTGCTTTTTCACAGCGTCTTGTCAGGGCTATGAACAGGGTAACAAGGAAACAAACTGAGCTTGATAATATGTGGAAAGGGATGGAACCGTTCCGCGAATTAGCATCTTCTAATCCTAAGTTTAACGATCTACTACTAGACGCAGTGAATCCACGTTTGTCTTTAGAGTTTAAAGAAAAATCTTTGCAGGCTGCTATGAACTTAGCTAGGGCTAAAATAGGTAAAGGAGCACCTGAAAGACTGCAAAAGTTCTTTGATGACAACGTTGCATTTTCTAGTAGATACCGCAGACAGGTAACAGCGGGAGAAGTAACTCCTGTGTGGATGCACTCTGCTCCTGAATCAGTAATGAAAGATGCTTCTCTAAGGACTTATAGAGATAGAGCCGCAGTTAAAGCAGAGGATGCAGCCTCTAAGAATGTTCAACGTCCTTCAATGAAAGAGTGGAGAGCTACTAATGCTAAACGTCCTCCTGAAAAACAGCAGGAGTATGCAAACATTTTTGATTCACACTGGACATGGCAACGTCAGACTCTTACCAGAATGGAAATAGGTGAGCAACTTGGTTTTAGGACAGCAGGTAAACCACTTGTTGTAGGTAAAAACCTAGACCCTAAAGCTGTAAAGGAAGGTGCTAGTGAGTTAGAAGCTACTGCGTCTTACGAGGCAGGTAAGTTCCGTTTGTTTGATGACAACATCATTGAAGAAGCCTTAAAGCGTGAGGGTTATTCTGACGTACAGATTAAGAATGCACAACAAATTATTGATGACTTAGGTATTAACGCTAACAAAGGGATGGCGAGTGAGTTGGAGATTATTCGTAGTCTTGGCTACGTAGGTACTATTGCTAATCCTTATGGCGCTTTGATGAACGTCCACGATTTGTTTAATGCTTCCTTTGAACTTGGTCTAGGCAACGTAATTAAAGCTGTGTTTGCTAAAGGCGGTGTTGAGTTTAGCCCTGCTGATATGGGACTAGCTCGTCAGGTGTTTGGTGAGTTTGTACGTAAGGCTCGTAAAGGAACTCAAAAAGATATAGACGCTCTTGGTGGTTATACTTCAGGTAATAGGTTTATTGAAGGTGCTGCTAAAGCCAGTGAAGACTTGCTTGAGTGGTCTATGAAGTGGTCTGGATTCTCTAAACTAGATCAGTTTGGTAAAAGTCGTATCATGGGTGCTTCTTTTAACAGAGCAAGACAAGACATAGCTGATGGTAGTTTTGATACTAAGTGGCAGTACAGTTTTAGTAAGCCTGAGATACAACAATTAAAGAAAGATATTGCTGATGGTGTTACAGACAGTGAGCTAGTACGTGATCTTGTTATGTTTGATCTGTTCAAGCTACAGCCTATCAACGCTGCTGCACAAACGGCAGCAGGGTTAGCTACTCCTAATGCTCGTATTTTTTATATGTTAAAAGGTTTTGCAATCAAACAGTTTGATTTGATGGAGCGTAGGATATACAGAGAGTGGGAAGCTGGTAACAAGAAACAAGCACTAGAAAACTTAGCTAAGTACATTGTGTTGTCAGGTGGTGGTTATGGTGTAGTTAACGAGGCTCGTCAAGTACTGAAGGGGGAGTCTCCTGACCCAGTAGAAGGCGCAGTGTCTGCTCTTTACCAAATAGGATCTGTTGTTACGTTTGGTGCTATGGGCGCTAACGACTACGGTTATGATAAGTTTATGAATGATCCTTTAACTGCAATGTCTACTAATGTGTTGCCTCCACTGGGTGCTACTCTTCCCGGTGCAGTCTTAGAAGACATCGCCGATGCTTTTAGGAAAGGTGATCCTTTACCTGATGAAACAATCTTTGCTTTACCAATTGTAGGTAAAACACTCAAAGGAGTTTTTGACGAATGAACGACGATAAACACACAGTAAGTTACACATCTCACGACTATCACAGTATGTGTCAGCGTTCTAAAGAGCGTATCAAAAAGATGCAGAAGGAAGGAATACCTACGCCTCATGACCCGAAAGACAAGCCAGAAGACGTAGGTAAGTCGGAAGGTTACTCTATGATCTTTATATCATAGTTCACAGTTGTTACCTGTGCAGGCCAGTTGCTGTGACCCTTCAGTCATATCGCTGGCCTCTTCTATATCCCACGATATCTCTTTCGGAAAGTCCTTAGCTAACTGGTTGTAAGTTTTCTTATCAACAGGTTCATATGGTGCTTGAGCATAGCTGTGATCTGAATAAGGTAGAAAACTAATACCTGATACCTTATCAAACTTGTTGTACAACCACTGTCCTACCTCAAGGAACTCATCATCACGGTAGTAGCAAGTCATTGATGGCTTATGCTCACACCAGTAGTCCTGATATATTTCCCACAGATCTAACTGCTCCATAGCGCCCATGTCTGAGGCTGTCACAGCGCCTTCAGGAGACGCGATAGGAAAGGAGAATACCTTAGTACTGGGTGACATTAGATCGTCCTCCACAGGCACACCAGCGTCCTCTAACACGCTGCATAGTGGATCACGAGCATCTGCGCGTACTCGTCGAATGTACTGCGAGCTATAACGAGGATGGATACCACTAGCGCTATCGACCAGCTGACTAACAGTACCGCTAGGCTTAATCGCAGTAATAGCGACAGAAGGGTTAATGCCAAGTTTCTTAGCCCACTGCTCGTTAGTGACGATAGCTTCATTACGCATCTCCGTTAGCCACTTCTTGAGTTTTGCTTTGTCTTCTCGTCCTGATAGTACAGGATGATCCATGATACCAGTAAGACTAACACCTAGTAGTGCTTCTTCCTCTGTGTTTGTCTTCCATATATTTCTTAGGTATCGGAAGTCTGTGAGGGTAGCCTGTAGAGTTCCAAGGATAGATGCAATGCGTACTTTTCGTTTGAGGCTTGCGAGCGTATCGGATGGCCTGATAACAACTTCAGATAGGTTGCAGAACTGGTAAGGTCTGAGGATGATTTCACTACATGGATTAGTTCCAAAATCATAGGTAGCATCTCGTCGCTCGTTTCTTGCAGCTTGCTTTTGACTTGCCACTCTAGAAAAGACACCGCGTTCACCAGATCTTGATTCATATAAACTAGTCCACTCATTTAGGAATGCTTCAAAGTCTGGCTTCTCTGTGTAACAAGCAGAGTTGTTAGCCAGCCCACGTTGGGGTTCATCAACCCACCACTGCCCATGCTTACAGCGGCGTAGCCTATCGTCCGTTAGGTTGGAGAGACTGATGAGGGCGCTTCGTCTGACTCCTCCGACAACGACGATTTGAGCAATCTTACAGCAAAGATCGTGGCATTCAATGGACGTAAGGCGGCGTCCAGCTGCTCCTTGAAAGAGTTCGATTGTGAACTTGAAAAGATCGACGAGAGGTTCAGGACCACTTGCACGGCCTCCGAAAGTCTTGAGTGGGGAACCTGCAAGTCGTACTCTGCTAACGTCCCATCCGGGAACTTGACCTGAATACAGCAGTGATACCAACTCCCTAAACGATTTCGCCCATCCGATCTTCGAATCTGCAACATTAATAACTGTGTCGGTTTCATGGAATGTCTCCGCTACTTCTGGCAGCTTTGCTATGTACTGCCGTTCAACACTAAACCCTACACCTGTTCCGCACATCAGGACGTACATCATCTCATCAAATGCTTTGGGATGGTCGATAGGTAGGTAGCTACAGTTAAACCCTGCTACGTTGTCACGATCCAGTGCCTCACCTGCGGTCATCAGTGCTCGCATAGACGGCATTACATCTAGATCTTGAATAGCTTTAGATATCTCTGATACATCAAAGTCATTTAGTTCAGCACGATCTACCCAGTAGTTAACGTAGCGGTTGACGGTTTCTTCCCACGTTTCTCTACGTTGTTCTTCTGGTAGGTATCGTGCGTAGCGGCTCTTGTGTATGTACTGTTGATATGCGTCCAATTATGTTACTCCTAAAGTTTCGTTTAATATTGCGGCTTGTGCCAATCCAAGAAGCAAGTATACACCATCTGGGTATTGTTCGGTAGCCGTGACTTCAAACACTTCTCCGTCTTCGTACATCACAACAACACACTTAACTGGTTTGTCCTCGTCTTCGTACTCCCTGCTACGCATAGCTAGGGCTGCTAGAAACTCAGATGTTTTAACACCTGTGTCTTCTTTCTTTCCAAACTTACCTTCTACTATCTTCATTGTATCTCCCGCTGTATCAGCATCTCAAGATAATGAATAGCTTTACGTAAGTCTTCTACTCCGTTCTTATCCTTCCAACGAGTAATGTACTTTACTGCGTTCGCTTCGCACCAATCCAGCTTGTTAGCAATGATGAAGTCAATAGGTTGTATCTCGTACCTGTTGTAGTGAGTACCACCTACCTGACGTTTGATGGGGTGTTGGTCTTCAGGGTGGTACAATTTGCCATAAGCTGTCTTGCTGGCTTTGTCCCACTGTTCTGGTGTTGCTTCGTTAATAGACATCTTGCTCCTCTAAGTCAAACTTCCAACTGTTAATGTCCACCTTGTCAGCGAACCGCTCAACCAACTCTTCGGATGTAATCTCCAACGCCTCCATGATAGTCACTTCATCGTAGCGTTTAGCTATCCGTTCAAGTATCTCGTCAAGAGTTAGCACCGTACTTCCCCCGTAGATAGGACATAGACACAGGCATCTCATCAAACGTCCCGTTGTCTACCTCGTTGAATACCCACAACCCAGACCATGATCCGTTAGTTTGAGGGTTCAGGTACTCCTCGTCGTGTTGGTAATAGATACCAGCAAACAAGGATGTCATTCTTTTTCCTGCTGCGTTTCTGTCAAAGGCAATGTCTCTGTCTTGTACGTGTCCCATGACGCATGACATATGTTTCTTTTGGAGCAGTAGCTTTGCATTAGTAACTGGCCTGCCCATGACACCGCTAGTGAAAAAATGACAATAAGCAATGCCGTCCACAATAACCGGCTGAAGGTACGGATATACTTCCCAGCCTCTGAGATTGAGATCTTCATAACTCATCAAGCCTTCTAGCTTTGCATCGTTCTCTACCGCACGTTCGATACGTTGTTCGTGATTACCAAGGGTGAAGATAAGGCGGGGCTTCCATACCTTCTTCTTCATCCTACGCATACGAGACTGCTCTGCCCTGATGCAGTCCATGAACACCTGCATAGCCTCGTTGCCAGCCTCTACGTCAGCAGAGTAACGCCTACCTTCGAACGACTTCTTACCCACATCGTATGATGATAGCGATGGGAAGTCCCAATGATCCCCCAGATGTATGATAGTGTCAGGTTTGATAGCGGCAGCGTAGCGTCCTGCCCAGACCATGTGGTCAATAGGATGTTCTGGTTTTATCTGAGTATCAGGTATTACTAAGTGTCTCATCTTCTCCATCCTGTAGGTATTGTTTCAAGAGTGTACCAACGGAATCCATGCTTCTCTGCCCACTCTTCCATTGTGTAGCGTGTACCGTCCTTTCTTCTTCGTGATCCCGGCATGGGGGTCTTGGCTCGTTGGAAGAGAAATACCAGCTCCTCCTTTGGGCTAAGTGTTTCTGAGATGATGACATACTTACGTGCCTCGTCAGATGTACGGAACCGTCCCTTTGCTTCTATGTACCATGTCTTACCACGGTGCGTATAAACAAAGTCAGGCTCGTAGTGTTTAGGAACAAGATAAAACAGTCGTTGTTCTGGGTGATACTCACAGCCCTGCATAATCTCATGGGCTTCTTTCTCAAACTTGGAATCAAACTTCATCAGAGTTTAACCATTCTTGTCCTTCCTCTGTTTTTAACCACTTTTTTAATTCGTTGTCGCTGTGGTTAGCAACTTTTACTCTTTCTTCTTTAGTTAAAATTCTTTCGCAAGCTGTAGAGAACAGCTTTAAATCATACAAGCATTGCTCTAGCTGCATATCGTTTAGTTGCATAGCTATTCTTGCGGTGTTAGCATCGTTGCTTGTGTTGCAAAAATTCCAAGACTTCGCGCGTTCTTTAGCTTCTTCTTTGTTGTAGTAGTAACACATAAAGTCTTCGCCGGGATCAGCCCACCTGTTATCTTCAAAAGCACAGTACTCTTTTCCGTCATAATCTGTCTGCTTACAAACTTCCCAGTAGTACTCTAAAAATTCTTCTTGGAGTCTATCAAACATTTTTTTACATTCTTCTTTGTCGTAATAGCAGTCCCCCAGATTGGTGTCTCCGTAAGTTACAAAAAAGTTTAACGCTGCAACCACCCAAGAAAACTCGTGATAATCTTTAAGATGTAGTTTGTATGGTTGTTTCATTCTTTTACCCATAACTAAATCTCCGTTGGCTTGGTGTACCTATCGTCAGGTGAACGTAACAAGTACAAAAGGTTGAGACTTTCTAGTAGTCTGTCTTCATCCAACTCGTTATCCCAGTAGTGAGTAAGACAAGCACTGTAACATTCCCACTCTGTTGTACACGGGTCAATGATCTTATCAGCTTTCTTAGGACCAACTCCATGTATGCCCGGTATGTTGTCAACACGATCACCCATCAATGCCTGCTTGTACAGCCAGCGCATAGCATCATCTTCTTTAAATGCATTTAAGTTTTTCTTGGTGTAGTCATACATGCGACAAGGGATCTGTTTGAAGTCTTTGTCCAATGAACAGATGATAACATCGTGGTCTAGCTCAGTTGCCTTGATAGCAATAGCATCGTCAGCTTCCATGCCATTGACAACCTGTGCGTTCCACTCAGATACCATGTAATCACGTAGCAGATTCTTGTGTACTGGTACTCGCTTGTTGTCGCGGTTACCTTTGTAGGGTTGGGTAGTGGCAACCTCGTCCCTGAAGTTACCCTTACCCGTTAGGTAGACAACGCTGGATGTGTAGTGTTCAGACAAGTCCATGACCATTTCGGACAGGTAGTTGTCTAGGGTCTGCGTTGCAACGTCTCCACTCTCTTCGTCACAAGCAAACCCTACACGGTACACCAGCATATCACCATCAATCAGTATCACAGAGCTTCCATCTCTTCGATCTCAGGTGCGTACTCAACAACGTCACTAACTACAAGACGCTTGAGCGTGGCACTACGACCTTTCTTCTTGAGGTATTCCCAATCGTAGTACCCGATGAGACATCTAGCTTTGGAACCATTACCCACAACGACTCCCGATTCTGTGTCATCCATGTCATCTCGTGGTGTTCGTCCCTTGATAAGCAACTCTGATCCGTCAGGGTTGAAGGCTCGGTACTTGTTGTTAGACTTACAGGTGATGTAGTTTCCACGCTCATCTCCCTTGTTGTTGATGCTCAATCCCATGTCTTCCAACGCAGTCACAGCAGCGTCAGATAGATTAGCAAGATCCACTGTGTACTTACCAGCTAACTCATTCTTGTGAGTCAGGTTAGGCCAGAACAAATCACAGTTAACCATTACGTTGGGTGCTTGGTCAGACATATTAGCATTCTCCTGCTAGTTAAACTTACCCTAATATTATACCACATAAAATAGAATTGTGCTAGTGGGTATCTGCCCAACTATTACCAACTCTATACTCTCCGTCCAACGGACAGTTCAGTTGCAGGACTTCACCTGCGAATACCATTGCGTTGACGCACGACTTGCCAATGAAGTCTGCATCTTCTGGGCGGCACTCTATCTGCCACTCATCATGAACCTGTGCTACTAGCTTGAAGTCAACATGAGCCAGTAGGTCATACAAAATAACAATAGCCTGCTTCATTACCACAGCACCAGCGCCCTGCAGTAGTGTGTTCAGTGCGGCGTGTTGTGATCGTACACGTATGCGTCTACCATCCAATCCAGTGAGGAACCCTGTCTCTGCATCATTCAGTACCTCTGAACGTAGCTTTGCCAGCGCAGGTGTGTTCTCTAGGAACGCTGCCTTGAGTCTCTTACCATGAGCGGCACTGCCCCCTACGACACTACCTATCTTGGCATCACCTGCCCCGTACAAGAACGCATAGATAAATGTCTTAGCCTGATCTCTTGTTTCTAATCCTGCGGCTGTCTGATTAGCTGTGTGTATATCACCTGATAATATCTCGTTGGTGTAGGATTCATCATCCATGTAGTGTGCAAGCATACGTAGCTCAAGACCGCTGGCATCAGCACCAACCAGAACACGGCCTTCAGGTGTGGTGAACAGGTCACGACACTGCTTACCATACTCAGCCCTTACAGCAGGTATCTGAGCCATGTTCGGAGAGGAGTGTGCCATCCGTCCGGTGACAGCTCCGATGTGCCTGACGCGGCCATGTATTCTGTTGTCTTCGCCCACTGCTTTAATCCACGAGTCAACATGAGAGGCGCGTTTCTGGCAGAGAAGGTAACGGAGAATAATCTTCGCTTCGGGAATATCAGTCTGCTTTTTAAGAGTCGCCTCATCGACTTTCGGTTTTCCTGCGGGAGTGAGTTCCTTCCACACAGCACCCTTGCCAGCAAGCCGCTCTGCAATTTGTTGTCTACTACCGACATTGAATACCGTAACTTTGTCCTTGAGTTTCTTACCTGTCTTGTCACTGTACCTCTCCTCTACTATGGGTGGGAACACTTGTTGTAAGTCTTTCTCAATCCTGTGCATACGTGTGGTGAGTTCTTCGTACAGCTGTACTGCACCGTCCTTATCAAACTCAAAGCCGTTGTCTTCCTGATCCTTACAGATGAATGCAACGCTGTGTTCAAGGTCAACGCAGTGCTGACTGAATCCAAACATCTGCATCTGTCCCATGAGTGCATCATGCAGGCGCTGGGTCACATCAACGTCACGCTTGCAGTACTCAATCATCTCAGGTGATAGTTCATCCCACTCATCATGCTCACCCTTAGCAAACCCAAGCCTACCACCCCATGCAGCTAGGCTGTGACCACCATCTAGGTCAGGGTGGAACAGGCGCGACAGTACTAGAGTATCGACAACTCTATGTGCTGGTATACGGATGCCCCACAGTTTACGCATAACAGGAAGATCATAACCAATAAGATTGTGTCCACATACTTTGCCACCTTTCGCCAGTTCATCCATCAAGCTCCGTCTAGATAAGTGCGTCAAGTGAGCTTCGTTCGATCTCTTTGTAACCACACAGTGTATCTTCGTAGGGTTCAGGCCGTCTGCCTCTATGTCTAGAAACACAGTATTCGTAGTAGGTGAGATCAAGCTGTTGTCCTTTTGTAAGTTCATGACCACTCTCCCTCATCTCCATGTTCTGTTCCTGTTGCATAATCCAACTGCTCATCCTCGACATAACGTAACTCCTCTAAGTCATATAGGTCAGCATAGTCTATGTTACCTACTGTTGTCAAGTCATCATCAGCAAGGAACCGACTACACTCATTACACAAATCAACGAACTCACCACTACCACTGAACTTCTTGGTCAGTTCGTAGTTCGTCATGATCTTGTCACACGCTTTGCACCTCATTCAATAATCTCAGTGAGCCTCCCCGTATCCTTGTTATACATCAGCGCCGTAGCTGGCCCTGTCATTCCACTGAATCTGTTCTTGAGTACACGCACGTTGGTAGTGTTGCGTACCATAGGATCTTCTGCTTGTGCGTTACGCTCTAATCCTAACACGATATCACTTAGCTGTGCTATCGCTGCTGAACCACGTAGTTGTCCAAGGCTGGTGTATGCACCGTCCTCATGTCCCTTACCATCAGGCCGCTTCAGGTGTGATACAACAAACATACACACACGCATCTCCTGACAGAACATACGTAGCTTGGTCATGATCTCATCGATGGCCTTACGCTCATCACCGTTGTCCTGATCCGACACCAGTATTGAGATGTGATCCAGCACTATGTACTGCACACCCAACACCTTGATCTGATAACGGAACCGTGCCAGTACGTTCTCAATCTTGTTGGAACCAAAGGTATCCCAAAGTACAACACGGTCATCAAGGTCAAGACTATCAAACACTTGGTCTACCTCACTGGCTGAGTAGTCACAGCCCGGAAGGTGGATAGGCTTGTTGATCTGCAGTCCCACTAGACCACGAGCAGTACGGTCAGGTGTCTCCTCAAGGAACGCTAGCCCTACCCTGTCGTTGGTCTGCCCAAGGATAGAGAACACTAGCTCACGCATGAACGTAGACTTACCCAGACCAGAGCCAGCACATATGGTGACAAGCTCAGTCGGACGTACACCAAACGTCATGTCATCTAGTCCCTTGTATGGGTAACGTACCTCTGCCTCCTCCAATGGTTTCTTCAGCGCCTCACGCAGAGAACCCAGCATCACCATACCATCAGGTGTGTAGGTCTTCGCCGCCCACCACCTCTTGATGAAGTCATCCTTGTCTGCGTTCATCAGGTAGTCACACGCATCCTTGTGTTCACCATGATGGAAGATCCTCGCCTTACCACCAAAGATATCAGCACACTCTAGAGCAGCAGAGCGGCCATGATCGTCGTTGTCAAAGCAAAAGATAATATTATCGTACTGATCCAAGAAGTCGTAGGATCTGCGGCAATCAGCAGCAGCACCTTGGGCGCCATTACGAATAGACACAACAGGATACTTGCCACCAAACATTTGATAGGTTGCCAAGGCATCGAACTCTCCCTCCACTACGGTTATGTATTGACCACCACTGGGGAATAGGTGCTGACCATACAGCCCAGCCTTCTTCCAATCCCCACCAATCTTGAACTGCTTGTCAGGATACCTAGTCTTCACCGCCACTAGCTCACCGACAGGATCATGATAACCAAACAGAATGTTACCTGCCTTCTGTTGTGCTGAGTATGCCGCCATCGTAGTAGCTGTCAACGCCCTGTCCTGATAGCCTCTGTATGGCTCTGTGAAGGCCGCTTTGTCGAACCCTTGTCCGGGTACTACTCGTTCCTTTATGTCGCTCACAGAGCCTCCTGTGTCCTCTGACGGGGTGAACTTAGCACAAGCAAAGCAATAGCTAGATCCATCCTCGTTGTATGACAATGCATCACTAGAACCACAGTCATCACATTGCTGGTGTAGCTTGACGAATGCCATCAGTGTAGTGCCTCCGCATCTCCAAACAATTCTGTGTACTTGTCGAGTACTTCATCATGACTCAACTCCTCGCTCATCATAGCACGAGTCAGCTGGATGTACATCTGTATCAATTCCAGAGCAGGAACAGATTGCAGCTGGTACTCAAGTAACTCTTCAATCATTTCATCTTTAGTCATACTATGTAGTTCCTATGTATTAGTAATAGTATTAGTAATAATATTAATACTTAGTTATCTATATAGAGAGTATAACACATTCCAAAAGAAAAAGTAAATGTACTATTCACACTGTTTGATAACTCTCCCCTTCTCACCGTGGTATTGCTCAACCTCCATGTCGAGCAAGCACAAGAACTTGTCTAGTTGACCTGACCGCTTGAGTTTCCACAGCGCCCTGCGTTCGATGTTGCGTACTGATTCACGCGAGATGCCCAACACCTCTGCTATCTGCGCGTGTGTCATACCGTCCCTCATGTTAGAACCTCATCATTGATCTATCTTTAAGCTTGACTAGCTTGCCATTCTTACCACAGTACAGGTCAACAAATAAGTCAGTCTTCATTGCCTTCTCACTCTTGAACACCATGTACTCCACACCGTGATCTGGTTTGAAGTCACGTAGGCGTTTGACCACACGGTACACAGCAAGGCGTCCCGGCTTCGACTCATCAACAGGTGTAATGTAATAACTCATAGCTCAATCCACCTCCCAAAGGCTTCGTCTAGTTTACGGTACACATTGTCGCACCACTCGTTAGCACTGTAGTCAGAGATGACAATCATAGGCTCACGCTCTGACCCGTTGTTGTAGATCAAAGAGAACCACCCACGACAGTTACCCTCCACATCGTATGCCTCCACCTGATCCATCTCAGTCTGTGCTAGGTTCTTCAGGATGTGCAGCTTGTCACTACACCCATGCACAGATAGTTCTTCACCGTCCCACACTGACACCTTACCACTGTCCCACAGGCACAGGTCCACCAGCTTCTGAATCACAGGCCGTTCACACGGTGCTGCATACTCTGGATACTTGTTGTCAAATACAACTACCATTTGCTTTCCTCCATGTCATCTGCAATAAGATCATAAATATAAGACGAGTTGAACCAATCAGTAACAGGCTGACCACGTACTCGTATAAAGTAATCATCAACCATACCTGTCATTTCGTCAAACGAGTACTTGATCGTGGCACATACTGTCATCCACGGGCAGTCAAGCTCTGTGTCAAACGTTCTGTGTATCATCGCTTCCCTCCAACACGTTTATCATTCGATCAAGGTGTTCCAGCGCCGCTGTCTTACCCAAGGCCATACCGTGCATGAAAGATCCTAAGCTAGTATCAAACCTATCACGCTTGTACCTACGCATATCTCTCAGGTTCTGCGCCTTACAGTCACGCAAGTTCTGTCTGAAGTTACGCAGTTCTGTCAGTAGATCAGGACTCATGTGTAGTCTCCTCCTTCTCAGTTATTACAGTATGGTTCAACGCCAACAGATCGTCAATCCTCTGCTTCAACTCCTTAATCTGGTTCTCCTTGGCAGTCAAGTTACGCACCTGAATAGCATGACCATACTCGTACACATCCTTGACCAGTGTCAGTGCAGTCTCCACCGTCAACACGTTCGACACCTTCTCTAAGAATGATGAAGGCTCCTCAAGCATGTACTCTATGATGTCACCATCACTATACCCCCACTGCTCCATCAACTCCATAGCATCGTTGATGTTGTCAGGCTCCATGTACTCCATGATCTCATCATCATAATCAGACAGATCAATGGTGTGGTACACTTCAATTTCGCTACTTCTCCAACCCATGATACTTCTCCTTAGTTAAATGCATTTAAGTTACAGCGTCTCTCAACGCGACTACTTAACGTGCTCGACAATGACTGATGCCGTGTCGAACTTGTAGCACAACTGGCAGTCGATACACTTCTGCCCCGTGCAGTTTGCATCACCACGATACTTCTTGGTGACGTTGTTGAACACACGATGAAAACCACGAGGTGGCTTACGCATCACGCGATCAATCTTGGGATTACTGTAAACAAGAATCATATTCTCAGGTACATGATGCCTGTTGGGACGCACTATGTCAACTCGCTTAGTCCACAGCGCAAACGTACAGTGACCATTACTCTCTGCTATGTCACACAGATTGAGGAAGTGGGTGTCATTGATTAACTCCCCGTGACCATGAAACCGCACGAATGCGGCGTTGATCTTGGGTATGTCAACCTCCCTATCACTACTAAGTATGTCACTATTACGCTGGAATGATGGTTGACAATTCTTACGATAGGTACTCAGCATCCGCTGGCTGTAACACATCGTACAAATGTTGTCCTTTCCACCACTCTTGTACTGCTTGACACAGTACGGGTTCGTCGCTGTGTTGGTATTGATAGCAGGAATACCCGCTAACTTACCACTCATCTTGGATACACTAACTCTACTCATACAGTCTGTCCTCCTCCTCCCTAGATAAAACCATTGCATCAATATTATCAGGGCTACCCTCAATGATTAACTGCTGCATATTCAGGCAGTCCGTCTCCGTACCCCTGTACACAATGGCAGTGCCAAGCCAGTGCTTGCTGGAATCCCAGACAAATACCCCGTAGTTTGTGAAGTCCATCACTCCTCCTCAGTTATCAGTATCCAATCGGACGGGTCTTCTTGCGCGTCGATCCACGCCCACGCTTCTTCGTTGCTGTTGAAGTACAGCACATCCTCAAACGAGATGGTAGCTGCGTTGAATACTCTTACCATGTCACTTACTCCTCAACTATGAGTGTAACCATCAGTCTCAATGGCGAGCCACATACCACACCACGGCACTACGACTGCACCATCCATACAAAAACCAGACTCAACACTACGCCTAAACTGTAGGTAACTCAAGTCTGATCC